GATGTAATATTCCATTGTCTCGCTCCCACATATTTAGATCACTATTTAACGTTCAGAAACAAGACGGTATGTGGTGGCACAATACAGACACCATATGGTAAATTAATCATTTCAAATTATAATATATACAATTATATATATATTATGGCTGAAATATCTTATGTAGGAATAGCTTTTAAAATGGCGCCAGGTTTGGGATTAAAATGGCTAGATGAAAACAAAAATAACATTATAGAAACTATGAAGTTATGTAATATTAATGATATTGAAATTATTGACAATGGGGAGAACAGCTCTTTACCAGCATTTAATGAAACGTTTGAAATACTTTTTGGAAGTTTACCAATTTCGGATATTAAACAAAACAGCTTCATTGTCTTATTTGGAATTATTCAAGGTGACGTTATTCCCGACGAACTTAGAGATAAGGTTCAGTGTTTTTATAACAATTTTTTCAAATTTTTAGTAGATACAATGGGAAAAGAAATAACGACAGAAGACTATCAAAAGGGAACCGCAATTATGCTATATAAATTTACCGGTCAACTTAAAAGAGCTATAATATTTCAACATAGTATTCAACCAGAACAACCGATCGAATGTTCTGAGTATGAAGCAAAAAATAAAGCACTTCAGAGAGAATTGAGTGACTGTCAAACCTCTAAAACAAAACTTGAACAAGAAAATGATAGCATTATTTCAAAATTAGACGCTTTAAGACAGCAAACAAACCAATTTAAAAGTAAAGATCCAGTACAACTGAGACAAAATATAGCAAATTTACAAAGCGAATTAGATGAAATTCTACGAGAATTAGAACAGCAGCAAAGACAACAGGAACAGCAAAGACAACAAGAACAGCAAAGACAACAAGAACAGCAAAGACAACAGGAACAACAAAGACAACAGGAACAACAAAGACAACAGGAACAACAAAGACAACAGGAACAACAAAGACAACAGGAACAACAAAGACAACAGGAACAGCAAAGACAACAGGAACAGCAAAGACAACAACAATCACCACCGACACAAACAGAACAACCTGATAATTGCCGATCTTTTGGAAAAACTCCTAACCCCACATGTCCGTCTAAAGCAGACTACAAAAGACAAGCAATTATTTTTCATCCAGATAAAAATACTGGCTGCCCTGTAGACGCTGAAAAAAAATTTAAACTACTAGGTCAAATTTGTAGCAAGGTAATAGGTGGAAGCAAGACATTTAAAACAAATAAAAAAAATACAAATAAGAAAAAATCAAGAAGGAGTTATACAAAAACTGCTAATAAAAGACGCCCCTCTAAAACTAGACGTTAGTAAATGAGATTGTATATGATTGCATAATGCTGACACAACTTTAAATATAATAACACAATCATTAATATATTTAAATCATTAATCTTTGTCAACAATTACTTCCTTGGAGACCCGTTTGATAATCTTTTCCTCCTTTTCAAAATCATTGTCACCTCTTCCACCCATGGCTTCCATAATAATTTTACTATATTGGTCAGAGTAGCGAGAAGTACTTTTAGTACAATCCGGATGCGCTTCTTTGAACTTTGGTAGCATTCGTGCGTTTTTATCCGCAACCTTTCTTACCAGTTTATGCATTTTCTTTTGTTCATCGTCCTTTTCCCATGTATTTTCATCTTTAATGTACATTGTTTCTCTTTTCTTGTCTGTACAGTGAACAGGACGTTGAGTAACATCAAGATCCTTCAGGTTCTTGACAATAATATTGGAAATACCTTCTACGTAACCAAGTTCACCGACTCTCTCCAAGTCGGATAATTGCAGCTTAATCGACTCGACGAAATCCGTAATATTCATGGCGTCCTTGCAAGTTTCATTCAAGAAGAAATTAAGATTGAATGCCTTATTATGTGAGTTTGTGTGAGTTGTGGTATTATGTGTTCCATTTTCTATAACCTTCATCATTATATTTGATTGTTCCATCATCATAGTTTTCATTTCAAAGTTTTCTTTCATCAAGTATTTCATAAATTCGGTGAGTTCATCCGACTTGTGAATTTCATCTTCAAATTCACAATCAGTGTCTTCTTTTGAGGAACATTTTTGTTTGTGTTTCCATAGTCCAGAACGGTTTTTAAAATCTTTTTCGCATTTTTTACATGAATATTTAGAAGCGCAGAATTTAGATGGGGTTTGGTTTCCATTTGATTCCAAACCGTTTCCAATTGCGAGTTTTCGGTGTTTTGCTGACAAAATATGGTCGTCATAGCTACTCTTTCTACCCGTTCCATAGTCACAATATTTACAGTAAAATTTTGGCGCAGAATTTAGCAGATTTGCGTTTCCTAAAGTTTCCATAAAATAGATACAGACAATATTTCTAAGTTTTTTATTTTAAAATTATCGTAACAAATTGAAAATTATTTTTTCTGCGACCAGACCATAAAATTCAATTATGCAGTCAAAACATGTTATTTCGAGTAAAGTATTTTAGGTTTTCAAAAATGGACAAAAAAAATGTCCAAAATTGACTTTCCCAAAAAACTTTCCCCAAAATAACATGTTTCGTTCTACATGTGTAGGGATTTTTTACCCTCTATTTTTCTTAAAATTCCTACACAGTTGTAGCATTTTTGATGTTTATAAGTCTTTTTTGTAAGTCTCGCTAACAATTACCTCCTTGGAAACCCTCTTGATGATTTTTTCTTCCTTTTCAAAATCATTATCACCTCTTCCACCCATGGCCTCCATAATAATCTTATTATATTGATCGGAATAACGTGAGGAACTTTTGGTACAATCTGGATGCGCTTCTTTGAACTTGGGTAACATTCTTGCGTTTTTATCCGCAACCTTTCTTACCATTTTGTGCATTTTCTTTTGTTCGTCGTCTTTTTCCCATGTATCTTCATCTTTAATGTACATGGTTTCTCTCTTTTTATCGGTACAATGAACAGGACGTTGAGTAACATCAAGATCCTTCAAGTTCTTTACAATAATATTGGAAATACCTTCTACATAACCTACTTCACCGACTCTCTCCAAATCCGACAATTGCAGTTTAATCGATTCAACAAAATCCGTGATATTCATCGCATCTTTACATGTTTCATTCAAGAAAAAATTAAGATTAAATGCCTTATTATGTGAGTTTGTATGAGTTGTGGTGTTGTGTGTGCCATTTTCTATAACCTTCATCATCATACTTGACTGTTCCATCATAATAGTTTTAAAATCAGATGTTTCCTTTATTAGTTCTGAATTTTGTTTTATAAGCATCAGTATAAGCTGATCTTTATCTCCTGTTTCGGCAGATAAATTAGCGTCTGTATCGCTATTATCGTCATTATTCTCGAAATGAACACTTTCACATTTCTTTTTGTGTCTCCATAATCCAGCTCTATCGTTAAAATCTTTACTACAATTTTGACAGTGATAATTTTTGCTTAAAATTTGCTTAATTTCGTTGTCATTCGTTGTTAAAACGTTATTTTTGTGTTTATTCGAGTTGTTGTGTGTATCAAAATTACTTTTACGTGACGTTCCATAGTCACAAATTGAACAGTAATATTTGTTGCTTAAAAATTGCTTAATTTCGTTGTCAATCGTTGTCATACAATAACAACAGAAATTAAGTTTATATACTTTTTATAAAAAAGAATAAAAATTTATCGTCACAAATTTTGAGGTATTTTTTTGGTGACCAGACCATAAAATTCAATTATGCAGTCAAAACATGTTATTTCGAGTAAAGTATTTTAGGTTTTCAAAAATGGACAAAAAAAATGTCCAAAATTGACTTTCCCAAAAAACTTTCCCCAAAATAACATGTTTTCATCTACAGGTGTAGGGAAGTTTTCAAGCCTATTATTTCAAAAAATCCTACATGGTTGTAGGAAAATCGACTTTTAAATCACGGTTTATTCAAGGTATATTCGCACACACTACAGTATTTTATATTGATACTTCTGTCGGGCGAGATATCTATCGTATCTTCGACAAAAACGTGGCAGCATAAACTATAAATTTTATTGGTACATTGAGTTCTTAAAGATTCTATGGCCAACTTACGTTCGTAAAAAAAATGTTTGTTACACTTTATATCAATATATTCATCGCTAATTTCACATACATCTTCCTCTGAATCATTCATGTCTTCAAATGCGTATATTATGCTTTCAATATGATCCAAAATTTTATCATAAGATCTTCTACAAATTAAATAATAATCTAAACTCATTACTTAATTTACTCGTGTTAAATTTTTAAATCGGTTCTACAAATGTTTACACTCATAAAGGCCGCGGTTTAAGTATACAAATTGCGCCAAGTGTCTACACCATCAGTATCACGTTTGATTAGCTTATCAACAATTTCCTTGGTGACAGCATACGGAAATTCCACTTTCAACGACATTTCGCCCTCAAACAAATTTGTTCCAGGTCGCATCAATCTATATAGATTCAACTTGGTGTAAATAATCTCCAAACAGCGCTTCAAATTTCTTACACCGTCCTCTTTATTACAGTGCGTATCGATAATATGACTGAGAACATCATTTGGAATACTAATTTCATCAGTTGTAAATCTAACTTGCTCGCGAATCTTAGGTAGCAAATAATTATTACTGATCACAGTCTTTTCCTTCGGGCTATAACCCTTTGTTTTGATTCTATACATTCTATCCTTTAAAATCGGATTCACCTTAGTCTCGTCATTATAACTGAAGATGAATAAACATTTGCTCAAATCAAAGTTAATCTCCGCGAAATATTTATCGTGAAATTGAGAATTTTGAGAAGTGTCTGTTAGATGTGTTAGAATACCCGCAATTTCTTCGCCTCTAGGGGTATCGCTGATCTTGTCGAGCTCATCAAAGTAAATCACCGGGTTCATACATTTACTATCAATTAGAATCTGAACGATTTTACCCCAGGTGCTACCCTCATAAGTATATCCGTGGCCGTCCAAGAAGCTACTGTCGGTCGCACCTCCTAGAGCAATAAACGCGAACGGCCTGTTTAGAATTTTACTAATTCCTTCCTTGACCAAACTAGTCTTGCCAGTTCCTGGGGGTCCGTGAATCGCAATAGCAGTTCCAATTGCCTTTGGATTAGTCAACAACTGACCCAACATTTGCATAATTTGCATCTTTGCGTCATTCAACCCATACACCGCCTGGTCCAACGTATTTTTAGCATTTTCCATAAAGTCGTGGCACTTATCGACACCATCCTCAATGCTAATTGGCAAGCCGTCGTGCTTGTTAAATGGGATGCGCATAAACGTATCAACCCAATTTTTACTCTTATAAAACTCACCACTTCCGGGCTCCATATATTTAAGAGAGTTGATCTTCTTCATTGCGGCAGATTTAAATTCGACAGGGATTGTGGATTCGAGCAAAGTCATTCGATAGGGCTTTTCAATTCGCGTAATCTTATTGATCTCCCTCGCCTCCTTGATGATCTTCTTTTGTTGCTCTACCTCTAACTTTTCGTAGAATGAGAAGTCGTTCATCGTATTCTTGTCCTTTATAATCCGCTTGAAAATTCGCATATTTTTATCTTTTTGCTTGGTTTCCTTCTTTTCTAATCTAACCTTTTGAGTTTTAATTTCATCCTCATATACCGAGATGCATTTTTTAATAGATTTATCAGTAGGATTTGTTTCCAAGAGTTTTCTTAGTTGTTGAAGAGTGTCGGTTTGACTAGCCGAAGCTTCAGATGGCATCGAAGTTGCGGTAGAACTGTTCTTAACGGCAGTCTTTTTTGACTTTTTAATAACAATGTTCTCCTCCTCTTCATCTTCATCGTCCTCCTCTTCTTCGTCGTCGTCTTCATCGGTTGAAACCTCCTCGTCCTCATCTTCGGTAACATCATCCTCATCGTCCTCATCCTCATAATCCGAATCGCAATCCTCCCACTCATCTTCGTCCTCGTCCATCCCACCAATCGTAAAGATAATATTCAAATTTTTATTCTTAATTGGCTCGTCATCCTCCTCCTCTTCAGATTCATCATCTTCCTCATCATCAGAGTCCTCTATAACTCTCTTCGACTTCTTTGACTTCTTAGATTTCTTCGTCTTCTTGCTCTTTCTACGAACAAGCTCTTCATCTTCCTCTTCTTCAGATTCAGTGTCGCAAAGCTCATCTTCATCTTCGTCCTCGTCATCTTCATATTTATTTTTATTATTTTTAGATTTAGCAGAGCCCTTCTTTGTGGGAGATGGCTCATCGTCGACCTCCTCAATGACCTTCTTCAATTTCTCGCCTGCCTTAATTTTATTGCTGAGATGTTTAGACGGAAATATTTGTGAAAGGAATTTGCGATATTCATGAACGTCCATTTCGTCATTATCGGAATTGCTCTCATCCCCGTCATCACTATCAGAATCGGCAACCTGCTTTTTCTTAGTCGCCATTTCAATACGCTTTGAACGGCGAGTATCGGGCTTATTTGACTTAATTTGACTATCACGTGTCATTTCTATTCTCTGTATGCTGTAATTATTTATGTTTAAATTAAAATCAATTTTATTTTATAAAATAAATATTGATAAACTCAACGACGACCGCAATATTAAGTTATTACACCTTTTCACATTTCAAACGCCGATTTTTATAAATTTGTTTTATGATTTCATCAACCATTTTTTCGCCATAACTTTCAAGTGTATTTGTAATTTTTTGTATTTCTTTTTCTTTATTATTTATTTTATTACTATGAACTCCATCACATTTCCTTCCGCAAATATCGCATTGTTCTATTTCCATATTATAATATAACGACTTATCTTTTTATATCATTTTTAATCGGCATTTGAAATGTAAAACGGTGTAAAACAAATCATCATAATTATTCGCATATAATGTGTGAAAATAAAAACGCAAAAAGAATGTCGCTCTTTAAAATAAAATTGAGACTAAAACAATATAAATCTATTATATTATATAAGAGAAGATGTCCAAACTAACAAGTTCAGGTAATATGTCGATAAACTGTTCAAAGGTCATTGGCATCCAATTTAGTATCATGTCGCCGGAGGAAATTAGAAAGGCGTCTGTTGCTGAAATCACCAGCAGAGATACATATATAAATAATAAGCCGGTGATTGGAGGGCTGTTTGATCCGAGAATGGGAGTTTTAGAGCCAGGTCTAATATGCCCAACGGATGGGTTGGATTATATGCAAACACCCGGTTATGCGGGGCATATTGAACTAGCCCGCCCAGTATTTTACATTCAGTATTTAACTACGATACAAAAATGCTTAAGATGTGTGTGCTTCAAGTGTAGCAAACTCTTAATTAGCAAGGAGAAATACAAGCAGGCCTTGAAAATGCAGGGAGAAGCCAGATGGAAATATGTGTTTTCATTGTGCAGCAAAGTTAAGCGATGCGGCGATGACAGTGAGGACGGATGTGGCACATTACAACCAAATAAAATTAGAAAAGAGGGCCTTGCTACTATATTTGCCGAATGGAAGAACGACAATGCCGAAGCAGAGCCGATTATTATTAAGGTTACCCCGGAAATTGTATTGAAAAATTTCAAGCGCATCTCAGATGATGATGTTAGTTTTATGGGATTTAGCCCGGTTTACTCTAGACCAGATTGGATGGTTTGCCAAGTAATGTCGGTGCCGCCGCCATCGGTCAGACCGTCTGTCAAGCATGATGCTCAACAACGCTCCGAAGACGATTTGAGTCATATATTAGTAAATATTATCAAAACTAACAAGACGCTACAGGACAAAATTCAAAACAACGCGCCTGCAAATGTGATTGACGATTGGACGACAGTTTTACAATATTACGTCGCGACTCAGGTCGATAATAATATTCCAGGCGTTGCGTCGGTTGCTCAGCGTTCAGGTAGACCTTTAAAATCGATCAAGGACAGATTGAATGGAAAGGGTGGCCGTATGAGAGGTAATTTGATGGCGAAGCGTGTTGATTTTAGTGCTCGTTCAGTAATTACTGCCGATCCGAATATCTCAATTCGCGAATTAGGTATTCCGTTGAAGATCGCCAAGAATATAACCAAGCCGGTTACCGTGAACAAAATAAACAAGGCATTCTTAACCAAGCTCATTCAAAATGGACCTGAACAGTGGCCCGGCGCAAAGATGCTAGAGAAAAATAATGGTGAAGTCATCACACTGCGATACTACTTGGATAGAAATTCTATTATCTTAGAAGAAGGTGATATTGTTCATCGTCATATGATGGACGGTGACGCGATTCTATTCAATCGTCAACCTACTCTTCATAGAATGAGTATGATGTGTCACATCGCACGTATTATGAAGCGAGGCGATACTTTTAGAATGAATGTTGCAGATACTAAACCGTACAATGCCGATTTCGATAAACACACATTTTGTTACCATAAATGCTCTGTCGAAAACAGGAGGCGCTAAAAACGTGCAACCTCCTAGTCAAATGATTCAAAATATAAAACAATATAAAAATAAAATATTAGTAAATAGAAATGGAACCATCAAAATACCAACAACTATCAAACAAAATTCTTGACGATTCGTCCGAAAGATATTGTGAAATATATAAAATTACGAACCTATCTAATGGTAAGATATATGTGGGGCAGTCAGTTTCCCATATATTAAACCATAAAAGATATAGACCATATGGACACCAGGGACGATTTAGATGTCATATTTCAGAGGCTTTCTCAACAAAAAAAAATCAATCGCATTATTTAAACAACGCTATAAGAAAATATGGTGTTGCTGATTTTGAAGTTGATTTAATAGAACGGTGTGAAATAGAAAAAGCCGATGAAAGAGAAATACATTACATCAAAGAGTTTAATAGTTTATTTCCCAACGGGTATAATCTAAAGAACGGTGGAAGCGTATTTACTCACAGTGACGAAAGCAAAAAGAGATTGTCTAATGGTGTTGTTAATTATTTCAAGGATAAAAAGTCCGAAAGGTTTAAGGGCGTCGAAAAAATTGACGATGATATTGAAAAATATATAAGGCCTTTAAATAGAAATAACGAACAATATGGTTGGTATGTTTACATTGAAAAATGTAAAGCAGATTTTGGTGGAGTTCATATTCCTTTAGAAAAAAGTAGAAAAGATGCGATAGAATTTATTAATAATTTAAAGAATCATTTGGCGAAACACCTTGATGCGGGAAACCCCTTAGAGTCTTCAACTACCACCTCTTAATGGAAACATTTTGAGGGAACTCGGTTAATAGCCGAACCCAATGGTAATAATGTTGAAGAATTGGGCAATCCGCAGTGTTACTTCCTAAGGTCGTTTGGTAGACTATGGAGGGCACTCAGAGACTGAACCGGTGTTGGTGAGCGATGAAGGAATAACCACCCTGAGCTTGCTTAAGATACAGTCCGACCCCCTTGGAAACATGGGGGATACGTCGGGAGACGAGATGAATTTACACATGCCTCAGGATCCAGAATCTGAGGCAGAATTGAGAAATTTGGCGGCAGTCCCATATCAGATTGTCAGCCCTGCAAATAATGGGTCCATTATTGGTATTTATCAAGACTCTATGCTTGGTTCATACCAATTCACCAGACCAAATATTCGTTTTAGTCCACGAGACGCGATGAATATTCTGATGATGTTTAATGGCGTAAACGAGAAACAATTGCTAGATGATGTGAAGAAGGACGGCGGAATTACAAACTTTGACATTTTGAGTCAAATAATGCCTCCTCTTTCAATGAAATACAAAACAAAGGCGTTCAAGGAGGATGATGACGCAAAAACATCAAATGCGATTATTGAAATTCGCAATG